TGTTGAATTATCTCCAAGACCTTTTCTTACAACACCCTTAGCAAGACAGTTAATAGTTTTTTCAAACGTCCAGGCTCTTACAACTGCTCCAGTAGCATCCTGAGAAACAGTAGCCTGATAAATATCTGCCTTCATTGTATACGTTGAAGATGATATACATGTTGCCACTTAAATCACCATGTATCGCGGAATTTTGTAATGCGCTAAAAGGTTGTCTACAAGTAGGTTTCCTGTCCCTGTAGCAAAGTCTGAGCCATATTTAATATCGTATGCGTCGTTGGATAGTTCAGATATATTCTTGTTTCTGATATTAAAATCATTGCATAAATAATCATTTACTAGTAGGGCTGTTGCCTCTTCTACATCTGCAGGGACATAATCCCATCCCCAAACTCCATCTATTTTATAGGCAAAATCTTTCTTAAAGATTCCTTGATAATAGAAAACAGAAAATCTAGGAAATTCAAGAATTTCCGTTTCTTCGTCAGAGTTCACTATTTTAATTCTATTTGAAGATTCACCAATTTCTAATGGATAATCTAACTGATAAAGAGAATTATCTCTCTCATAGATCAAAATATCGTCTTCATAAACGGCATCTATTCTAAATAGATTATCTGGAAGAGTCAAAACGTCTGTGTTGTTTCCATACACAGTTACTGTTCTTTTATTTTTATAAAAGTCATAGCCTAGAGATGCATTAATACTAAGTCTTGCTCTTCTCTCAAGTCTTTTAATTGCGGCGTCGGTTGTTGATACATCTATTGATGCAATATCTCTTATTTGAGAAACAGTAGCATAGGGACGAACCAATGCAGCATACTGGACTTGATTATACGCTCCAGAGCCACTAGTTGTAACGTATTCTATTTTTATGTTTCTATCGTATGTTGTTGAGTTAGCATCTAGTGTTAATTTAAATACAGATGAGGCTGTTTTTGTTGCCTTGCCGCCCTGAATAAACTCTTGTGTGTTTAAATCGTATACCTCAAAGTACACGTTAGTCGCATAGGAACTAGCAGTATAACTAATCTCTAAAGGAGAATAATCGCTTCTAAGATATTCAAGCATTTAGCACCACCAGAATAGTATTAATTCTATTTTACTACATATTGAGATATGGAAAGGGGGCCGCATAAGCGGCCCCCTAACCAGTAATATTTAATTATCAGCCAGTTACGGCGTTAGCCTTAGCCATTGCGGAAAGTTCCTCAATGTTGAGGCCCATACGGACGTAAACTGTGTACTCTACGGTATCTTTCTTTGGCTTGAACTCACGGTGGACAGTAACATCTCTCTGGAAGCCCCAGATTCTGTTCTGTGGGAAGGTGAGGTCAACGTAGTGGTCTGGGTATAGTGGAACTTCCATGACGGGGATACCGAAAATAGAAGTTGTCATACCAGCAGGGCCACCAACGCGGGGCTGTGCGCCACGGAGGATACCAGAAGCGATATCCTCAGGAACGCCACCTGAGCCAATTGCACGGAGATCCGTAAGAAGGGTTTGAACGTTCTTAGTTGAAGCATAGAACTTCAACTCGCCACGACGAGCCTTGAACTTACGGGGAAGTGCATTGTAAAGATTCTCAAAGAAGGCAATAGCGGAACCACTCTTTACCTGACCTGCTGTAGTAGCAGCGGTGAAGAATGTGGATGCTGTGGTTAGGGTTGCAGCGGTACCAAAGTGTGTACCACCAGCAGCGCCATCGGCTAGTTTAACGAACCCATCAATTGTGTATGGGTAGGTTGTACCAGCGTAGGATGCGGTACCCTGAGCAGCAAGACCATTGATTGCAATGTCCTCAAGATCGTTACCAAACTGACCAGCCATTAGCCGGACAATGTGGTCCTCAAGAGCAGAGCCTTCAATGTTATCCTCAAGTGCCTCAGTTGAGAGTTCGTAGTCCAAGCGGAACTTAGTTGTGACAATTTCAACCTTGGTGAATTGTGCGCCACGGTTTGCATAGTCTGTTACGCCTGCACCAGCATCAAAAACGCTTTCGCTTGCTTGTGATGCCTTGCGGATCAAACGTGTGCCCACCTGAATCTTATCGAATTCAGCGGTGTTTGCACGCATGATTTGTCTACGACCGTCGTTGCCCAAGACCATTTGATCGAACACATAGTCTAGGAATTGACGGGATTGTTCTGGAAGTAGGACGCCACCATTTTGTGTTAGTGGGTTGCTTGTCAAGTTCTCCATATCACCGCTTGAAGCGAGATCTGAGATGATTGCACCTGTACCAACATTTACTGCGGCAGCGGCCTTATTTATAATGTCACTCATGCTTTTCTTTACACCTCTCTTTCATATTTTAGTTAAATAGATCTGCGGAACTGAGGAAGCGTCCGCCCCATAATGACTTTCTCATTACGGGTTGCTCTGGGATACTATTTTCAAGTTCACCAGACTTCTTCATTGCTGTCTCTTCTTCTACAGACTCCACACGGGTAGCAATTTCTGTAGCAGCGCTGTTGAGATCAGCCAAACTCTTTGTTACTTCATCATATTTTGATTGAAGTTGTCCAATCTTGTCGTCTACAGCCTTTGAAAGTTCAAGGATAGCGCTTGTAATCTTATCCAAGGACTCTGTGCTTGACTCAACGGACTTTGTGATTGCTTCTTCTACGAAAGACTTAACTTCGCCTATGGCCTTTTCAACATCAAGAACATCTGAGGAAGTGTCTTCGGCAACGTTAGCCTCTACACTATCGGACTTGGCCAGCGCCAAGGCTTCAGTAACAACATCCTCTACGGTGTCCTCTACGGTTTCTTCTACGTCGAACTCAACTTCTTCTGAAGCCTCGTCCAGAGCCTGGGCGGTGTCAAGTTCTTCATGGCTTGTTTCGTTATTAGCCACTTCAACACCTCCTTCTTGTTTTTGTAAAGTCAGCGGAGAATTTTCTACTTCGTCCGACTTTTTCGTTGACAATGGATGACCATTTGGCAACAAATCTGTGTCATATGGCAGTTTTTTAAATTTCCCTTTTGCTACTGCAGATAGGAAACCGTTAACTCTTTCAGTAGCCCAAGTTTTTGATATTTCTTCTTGATCTTGGACGGGGCTAGAGTTAAACGCATTTATGCCTCTTGTGTAAACCTCAAAAACTTCTTTGAAATTAACACTCTTATTGATAACATTACCATATTTTTCATTATGTTGAGAAATTAATGACTCAAGTTCCTTGCGAATTGCAACCTCTGATGCTTTTGTTATTGAAGCAACTTTGATTTTAGTAAGGTCTGAAATGTTTTTTACAACAGTATGTTGAGTTTCTGAGAACTTGTTGTTAGAAAGTTTCTTATAAACTCTAACGCTTGCCTTCTCTTCATTAAGAAGTTCTACTCTACCTTTTTCAAGGGAGGAACCTTTCTTAAATACAACAAAATCATTTTCTTGGATAGGGGTGTTATCTGCCTTGTAGGTGACTTTCTTCTTTTTCTTTTCTTTTGGAATGCCTCCAGCAAGACCTTGTTGAGCATTACGGCTTGGAGTATTTTCATTAGTTAATGTCTGCTTGTCAATGTCCTCGTCATGCATGTCTTCATCTTCCATATCTTCATCGTGCATTTTATCAAGGGAGGAGATCCTTCTAAGAGTACTCATCTTGTGCCCAACGCGAGTATCTGATGCCACCCAGCCATCTGCAGTTTTTCTATAAACTCTAATTAGAACTGCTGGATCGCCTTCTTCAGCGTTAATAGTAAAGTCTGAGTCTGGAACATTAATAGAACCTGATCTTGAAATTCTTTCTACTTTGCCTCTGGCAGTACCACCAGATGAATTCCATGAAACAAAACTTCCAACTGAAATAGAGTCTGCCTTAAAAAGATACTCGTCTACGACCTTACCTATTTCTTGATTTTTATTAACGTCATTTGACTCAATCCAGCCAATCTCAGACATATTTCCATTGCAAGAGGGGCAGGAGGCTGATTCAGATTTTTCTGCAATAGCAATTTTATCGCTCTGGCACCAGAAAACATTCTCAGTAGAAAACTCTGTGGCTATGCCAGAAGTTATAATCTCGTCCCCTAGTTTTTGAATAGAAAAAATGTTAGCGAATTGATTAGCGGGAGAGTCAACTAGAGACAACTCCATTAACTCATATTCCTTTACGACTCTTACAGAATTCTCTTCATCGTCTTCATCCATTGAATTTTCATAGTCAAGGATTCTTCCGCCGATTGAGAAGCCAGTTAGAGTACCGTCTAGAACCATCTGCCAGATATTTTCAGCGCCTTTTGAAATGTAGGCATCAACAAATATTCCGCTATATGTTTTTCCAGATGATTGATCATAGAAAGAGTTTTCACGGAATGAAACTATTTTGCCAGCGGGAATAGGCTGATGCATCAGACGCACATTACCTCTAAAGTTTTCAAACGCTTTTCTTGATGCATCTGAAAGCAGAACGTCACCCTGCCTGTCTATATTATCTAGCGTTGCAAAGCCGCTAACTATACGACGTTCTTCATCGACCTTAGCAATCGGCATAGTCAGGCGTAGGTTGTCGCCGTCTAAATCGAAATGTGCTTTATTAATATCGGTCATAACATTTTAATTATATTATATATACGGTTATTAATTTTGTTGCCTACCATCGCCTTGTGCCGCTCTTCCAAGTTCTGCAGCATCTGACTGATTAGCCGATCTTTCTTGATCTCTTAACCTATTCCCACTAGCCTGTGCATTTTGTTCTGCTGCCTGTGGGCCAGTTAGAATAACAGGCTGATCTCCATTTGGTAGACTTGACTTTCCTAATCTTTCTCTAACTTCATTAGGAACAATAACACGCATTCTTAAATATCTCTCATCTATCTTAGACTGAGTTTCTTCATCTGTAAGAGTAAGTTCATT